CTACGCTGTGCGCTTATTGTAAGCGTCCAGCAGGCCCGTTTTTAAAACAAGACGGAGAACATTGGCTTGGAGCGTGCTGTATGGATCATTTAAAAAAAATTGGTGAAGGTTTAAGACTACCAAACAAAGCACAATTAAATGATGATGGAGTTGAATACTCAATAGCACAAACCAAAGATTTATATTTAGATCTAACACTTAAAGAAGAAGATAAACCATTACATAAATGGGATAGGGAGAACAGGAAGAAAGTCTTTACTTCTATCGTTAGAGAATATCTAAACTGGGCGAACGTGCAAGCCAAGTTAGATGACCAGAGAGCTGCAAATGGATTTAACAAAGTACCTAAAGAAGGACGTACTCTATAACGACTTAGGTTTTAGTACAGGAAAGAGTACACAGGATTTAATACATGAGATGCAAGTACAAGGGTTACTTGTAGACTTCTTAGAAATAACTGGCGAGATTATCAGAGTGCCAGTCAAAGCAATTAACAGTAAACCAGACACAGGTGGACAACGTAGTGGTTACTATGTGGTGAACCAGGTGGGTGAACATATGTTCTGTACTTATGGTAACTGGAAAACTGGGTTTGAAGGCAAATGGTCTTCTATAGATACCAACAGCCTAAGCGTGGTAGATAGGCAAGCACTACATAAACAAATGGAAGAGGCATCTGCTCAGGCGAAAGAGCAGAGGAAACTGAGACAAGATGAAGTTGCAATGGAGGCAAAAGAACGATTGAATATATGCCACGAGGCTACTGAACATGAATATCTCACGAATAAAAAAGTTAAAAGTTATGGGTTGAAGCAATTAAATGGAAACTTAATTGTTCCCGTGTATTCTACAACAGGTGAGCTTCGTTCTCTACAGTCTATTGATAAAAAAGGCAATAAAAGATTCAAATCTGCATCAGAAATCAAAGGTAATGTATTTTTAATTGGTACTAGCTTTGCAGAAATAAAAAATATAGAAAAATTAATATTAGTTGAAGGCTACTCAACTGCTGCTTCAGTTTATGAAGCTACCCAAATTCCTGTAGCTTGCGTATTTAGTGCCAATTTTATATTGGATGCAGCCTCTAAATTTCGCAAGTTAACAGGTGCTAGATTTATATTAGCACTTGATAATGATGACAATGGTGTTGGTGAAAAGAAGGCGCAAGAGTGCGCGAGTGCCGTGCTTAATTGTGCAGTGCGCTTACCGAGTGAGCGCGGTGATTATAATGATCTGTATCTCAAACATGGTTTAGATAAAGTCAAAGCTGAACTCATGGAACACAAGTTAGGCATACAAAAGTACGCTGTTAGAAACCTAGTTGGTAAGCCAGAGCCACAAAAATTTTTAGTAGATGGATTAATACCAATTGGTAAGCCAGGCATTTTAGCAGCCGTTGGTGGCGTGGGTAAGTCACTTAGTATTATTCAGCTAGCATTGTCTGTGGCGTGCGGAGGCAGGTGGTGGGGTAAAGATGTTAAGGAACATGGAAATGTTTGTATCATGTGCGCTGAAGATGATTTAATGGAAATACATAGGCGTTTAGATCTGCTTGATCCCCAGGGCAGACGTTTTAACTCCTCGTTTGATGTCTATGTGTTTCCAGTCCCAGAGCAAAAAGAACCTATGATATTGATGCGAGAAGAAGGCGTTACTCCTATCGCGCAAGAGTTGGTGGAGGAGTTAGGAGCAATACCAAATTTAAAGTTAGTTTGTTTTGATCCGCTCCAGGCATTTACCACTGGTAATGTTTCTAGCAGTAACGAGGCAGGCCAATTGTGGGGATCTTACTGTGCGAACATATCGGCGCGTCTGGGTTGTACCACATTAACTATTCACCATTTAAACAAAGGTGCATTAACCAATGATTCAGATGATGCTATGAGTCATAGAGCAGAGATTAGAGGTGCAAGTTCAATTACAGATTCAGTAAGATTTGCATTGAGTTTATGGTTGGCGAGCGCGGAGGATTGCGAAAGAATCTGTGAGGAAATGCGCGTGAAAAATGATCGCATGGCGGTGGTAAAAGCAGCATTAGTCAAATCTAATTCTGGCAATGTTGACTATGAAACCAAAACATTATTTAGGAAAGATGGCGTACTTGAATTATTAGAGGAAGTACAAAATCCAATCAATTTATATGACAATTTTTAATAAAACCATAGGGAGTGTTAGGGGCATACTATGGGAGTGTTAGGGACATACCTTGGGTAAGATAGGGACATGGAACGTCCCTACTTGGGTCATATATCCATATACCATTAACATGGTATATAGGAAGCGAACCCCTTGAGGGGGTTCAGCTTCCAGAGAAAAGAGAGAAGCAAAGCAAATGAAAAGATTTAAAACGATAGATAAAAATCACTGGTGGATCACCACCCACGAAAACCCAAGCGACCGCGCGGGAGTATTTATACCTTTAGCGCTAGCGCGGAAGGAAGGTGACTTCTCTCGTGTGCGCAGCGTGGTGTGGGCTTGGTTTAGGCGCGAGTGCGGGAGAACGGATTTGTCGGTGAGTGCGAAGCTGATTATGTGGGCGGTGTGCGAGCGGTGGCGGTATGAGACTTGGTCTTCGCACGATGCGATTAGTTATTATGCAAAGATGACTGGAGTAAATAGAAAGACATCTGGGCGCGCTATGACTGAGTTAATTGAAAAAGAAATTATTTGGTGTGTGTTAGAAGGTGAGCAGAAAAGATTGCGGAAGTCTCAACCTGGTGGGAAGAAGCATTTTTTGTTAGTTGGTTTGGTGGATTTGCTTTGATGGGTTCGGCGCGTGGGTGGGAGCAAGGAACTAGCGAAGGCGCTTTTAGGGGGGTTTATCTTTGGAGAAGATAAGTGACCTCCGCTAGTTCAAACTTAGTATATCATTTTTTTGTTTTTTTCTCGTTAGTGGTTTCTTTTTTCTTTGCGCGCGTGCCAAACACCTTTTCATAATTATCTTGGTAGGCGTTAGGGTTGTCTTTTGCTGCGGGTCTTCTTCCGCTTCCTTTCCCGTTCATGGTTACTCCTTATTGTTTAGGTTATATGCTTTGATTATTTTCTCGCGGTCATCTTTAGATACGATCTTTAATAGTTTCTCTAGCGTGATTTTACTTTTCCAACCTCTGTTATGGTTTAAGCCGTATTTTATTCTTATCTCGCGTAGTATTTCCTCTCTGGTCATTTCTAAAGCCTTGTAACGCCATGCTTGTCAACATAGGCTATCTTATCCTTATCTGTGTCAATAAGTAACCACGCGCCTTGTCCGTCCGTCTTAGAGGTATCTTCTGAAATGTAGGTGTAATCTCCTGTGATTCCATTATCTACCATGTGCGCTTTATATTTTGCGTATGCTTGCTGAAATGTCATAGTTTTGCCCTGAATAGTTCTATTAATGCAATTAGATTTTTATCTGGTAAATGTCTCAAATGCTTTGGGATCTTGCGCCTGTCAATCTTCATGGTTTAGTATTTCCTCTATTTCTTTTTTAGCTCTTGCTAATTCTATGTCATTCATGTCAGATGCCAGGCCCTCTGCACAATCTTTCAGTTCATCAAGTTTATCTTCTTGGGATTGTGGAGCTGTTATATATAACATAGTTGCAAATTTGAACATGCTTGTTACATCGCCTTGTTTATGCCATTCAGACATTTTGGTATCTATTAAATTATTCATCTTTCTCTTGCTCCTTGTCTTTAATTATTAGGTATGCGCCGTGAATACACACGGCCATGAATGAGATTATTATTATTATTCCTATTGTATTGTTCACTGTGTTTGCTCCTATAATGCACTTGGTATTGTTCCGATTGGTTTTCCAAGACCTTCCCCGTACCATTCAGTAAATATTCGATCATCTTCTTTTATTTCTTTTAAAGTCATGCCAAACATTTCTGAACATTCTCTTTGCCAAAAATCATACAAATATTTACTTTGTTTTTTAGTAGGGGTTTTGTCTAATTTGAACAATTTATAATCAACCCCGTATTTTGTATGACATTCTAAAATGTATGTTTTTTTCATTTTTTTAAATTGCATTTGTAGTTCTTGTAAATTTTCCGTTGTCATTGTGTTTGCTCCTGGTTGTTTCTGTTAATCCACCATTCTGCAACGGTGTAGTGTTCTGTATTGCAATCGTTACAATAACAATCCATTTCACTATCTTTATCTTTTATTAACTCTATATTGCTAGAGGTACAGTTATCGCATAATAAGTTATTCATAATTCCCCCTAGTTTTTTAGAAAATGATTAATTAAATATGAACCATGCCACGCTTTTCTGTTGCGTGGCTTTTCGGTTAGTTTGGTTATTAGTTGTTTAAATGTCATGGTTTCCCCCTTAGTATGTGTATAACTCATTACAAGCATCATCAAGATATAATAAATCTTGGTAATAATCTTTGATAATAGTTTCATTTGCCCAATAGCCTTCAACCTGTCCGCGCATTGTATCTATCCAAATATTAGGACCGCCAAAAGAATATAATATTCTTGCGCCTTTGTATGTTTTATCGCTATTGGTTATATAGTTAATATCTAAACATTCAACATTAATAAAATCAAAGGCGTTTGGTCCGTTCTCATCTTCGCACTCATAAACGCCAGATTGTATAATTTCTATTAGATTATCTACTTGATACTCTAAATCGCTTTTAGTTTTTGTTACTGTATTATTCATATTACTTCTCCAAAGTATGCAAGCGTTATTGCTTACACCCAAAAAGCCCACATAAGCGGGCTTGATTGGGTTGGGGGTTGGTTAGCTTTTTTGATCTCTATCTATAATCCTTTGAAGTGGCTCATCTTTAAATTTTTTACCGCTCCAAAGCATTGCGCACTCTTTAGCTAATCTATCGTTGGCAACTTCATAAGCATGTCTTAATATTTTACTAGGCTCATCTTGTGTTTTTCTTTGCATAATAAAATTATAAAGATGTTGATTGTTAAATTTGCTTATTCTTTCTTTTGCTTGTTTTAATGTTATTGATTCCATAATTACTTCTCCAAAGTATGTAAAACTTTATTGCTTTACAACAACTATATTACTCTTATTTACTCAGTTGTCAACGCATTAACTCAATAAATATGCAAAAAGAAGCAATTATTTAGCTAAAATGTGCAAAATAACTTAAAATAAAGCATGAAAAAGGGAAAACCAGGCAGAAAAAGAAAGTTAGCAAGTCTTACAGAAGAAGATTATAAACAGATCAGCGCATGGGCTGGAGATGGCTTAAATGAAAGTCAAATCGCTACTTTGCTTAATGTAAACATCTCAACAATTACCAGAGAAAAGAAGCGTAATGAGCAATTCGCACACGCTATAAAAAAGGGAAGATATAAAGCTGTTCAACTGGTAGCGAATAAAGTATTTGAAAACGCAATGGACGGCAAAGAAACAAGCGCGATATTTTTCCTAAAGAATCGTGATCCGGACAACTGGGCAGACCGCCAGGAACTTAACTATAGTTTAGATCTTAAAAATGTTCTCACTAGCGCACGCTCTAGGATCATAGAACATCAAGCGCCAGCGCACGCGCTCCCCAAACGCAAGGCAACACAAGGCGCGACAGTTAGCGACAGCGCAAGCGGAGAGGGCGAGGATGAATAATAAAGGGGTTGAATGTGGGCATAGTTTTTTAAAACTCCCTTTTTAACTAATGCAAACTCTTAAAATATCGCATTTGACCCCCCCTTTGATTGTGTGGCGGTGGTGATATATGTATAACTACTCAACTAAAATTTTTTAATTTTTTTTTAATATGAAATACGGCGTAAAACTAGAAAAAGAACTC